TTGCGAGGCATCTCAGTCTGCGGCGTATTGGGCGGGCAATACTTCTCGCCCGTGCGGGAATCCGTCCAGCATGCCTCTTCTTCGCCCTTAGCACGACCTGTCTTGCCGCCTTTGGCAAAGCTCACGATGCCACCCTCAGCCATCTGCATCGGTCCAGTAGGCACAGCGGCAATGCCACTGATAATGTCTTCAGCCACACTGCGGTCAGAGCCCGACTCTTTGCGCTCTTGGGCGTAATTATCACGCGCTTTTTTGCGGCGCTGCATCTCAGCAAGTACAAGATATTGTGGTGTTGAGCCAGCCTGCATCGTCTGCAACAACTGACGGTCGGATAAATCCTTCAGGGTGTCCTGCATCTTCACGATATTCATACTTTAGCTCCCGCCACCCAGCGCGTTGTAAGCACCAAGCCCGGCAATGCCAAGACCTGCGACCTGACTACCAAGGCCAGCGCTCGGACTAGTTTGAATCGTCTCCTGCTGAACAGGCACCGGGATACCCCGAAGCAGCGCGTTGTAGAACGCAAGCTGCTGGCGCTCATAGTCTCGGGCGTTAACAAAGTCTTGATATTTTTGGTCAAGTTCTGCCTGCGCCATTTGCTGCTGTTCTTGGCCGACCGCCTGCTGGGCCTGAAGCCTAGCCTGCTCAAGCTGCTGCTCTGCCTGCCCGAGACCCTGCTGAGCCTGAGCAGTGCGAAGCGCCGTCTGTAGACCCTCTTGGCCATACTGAGCAGCGAACTGATCGGCAGCCTCCTGACTCGTCGCGACCTGCTGAGCCATGTTGGCAGCGAACTGCTCTTCTTCCGCCGTCATTTGCTCGGCAGACTGTCGGAACTGCTCAGCCTGCTGCTGCGCCGCCTCTCTCTGCTGCGCCGCCTGCATTTGCATGGCAGCTTCTTGCTGCTGCGCGGACTCGGCAGCTTGGAACCTATCCAGACCCATTGCCGCCTGCTGCTGGCGCAGCGCTTCAGTCTGCTGTTGAGCGGTCATGCCCATTTCAGAAGCGGCACGGCGTGCGGCTTCTTCTTGCTCCTGAGCGCTTAAACCAAGCTGGGCGGCTTGTTGGCGAGCGGATTCTGAAGCTTGCTGGGCTGTAAGCCCCATCTGCCCGGCCTGCTGCTGCATGGCCTGCTCGGCACCAAACTGCTCGCGCGCTTGCTGATATGCAGTTTGCATACCCTGAGCTTCAATATCAGCCAAACGGTCGAGGTACTCAGACTCCATCTCGGCTTCACGTACACCACATCGGCTGCCGCCAAACGCGCCTGCCTGAACAGCCTCCGCCGCAGTACCTGCGCGACTACGAGCGTATTCTTGAGCGGCTTCTCGCTTCTGCGTGTCGAGCACCTGCCGCATGTAGGGGTCCATGTATTGTTCAGCAGCGGCAGCGTCGAAAGTGCCTGCCTCGTACCCCGGCGTAATCTGACTGGCCTGATAGCCAGCATCAAACTGCCCTGCTTGGTATGGAGAAGTAATCTGTCCGGCGGTGTATGCTTCGGGAGCAACCCCAGCTTGATAGCCGCTTGTAATCTGACCCGGAGCATAACCAGACTGGTAAGGCGAAGCCTGATAGTCAGTGCCAAACTGCGTGGGGGTGTAGCTTTGCTCAAGCGCGGACTGACCGACTTCGCGCATCGTTGACTCAGCCTCGCCTAGCGACGTTGGGGCTTGCAGCCCCATGATGCCTTCCTGAGCCTGCTGCTGAGCAGCGCTGAATCCAGCAACTCGTTCGCCTTCATACGGCGTGAAAGGCTGAATGGACTCCTCTTGAGTCCGCGCCATTAGCTCCTTGTAGTACGGCTCTGCATACTCAGGGAGGTTTGTTTGATAAGAAGTCGATTCGGTTGTTCCACCGCCGCCACCGCCACTCATAGCGACACCTCTACAATTTTGTACTTTTCTTCAAACCCAAACTTTGACTGCCAAAGCCGGGCAGCGGATTCGCGTGCAGCGCCTTCAATCTTGGTAGCGCCGTAAGTTTTGAGAATGTCACGCACTTGTGCGAACACCTCGAGTGTTGTCAGAAACTTGCCGCCCACTGATGTGAAAAAAGCAACGCGGTCATTAGGGCGATTGATGAACTCAACGGTTGCCGCTCCAGTGACATTATCGCTGTCATCGCGAGCAATGAGAAGCAGCCACTGTCCGTTAGCTAAATAAACTTTTGCATGCTCTGCCTGATAATCGCCTTGCGAGTAGTTAAGCCCAGAGACAACGTGGTGGGCGACCATTGGCCAAACCTGCTGCGCATGTTGTGTCAGTACAGGCTGTATCTTCATTTCGGTAGCATTTTCTTGGCGTTAATTTCAGGTGCCTGATCATCTTCACCCGTGCGCGCCTCGCGAATCCTATCCATCATCGCGTACAGCTCTTTCGCACCAGAGTCAGATGAACCATTGCCAATGTGACTGACTACATCAGCAGGGATGACAAACTCCCCGCTGCTAAGTGCTGCAGGGCGCTCACCGTCAATCGAAGCGGGCACATCATCACTCATGCCATCGCCGGGCAGCATGCCGCCGTCGAGATAGCCACCACCAGCCATTCCAGTATAACCAGTCTGTTGCATAGCAGCTTGGTTACCCATCCCTTGCTGAAGCGCAGCGAGGAACTTGTCTTGATTTGGCGTTGGGGTTGGCTCTGCTACAAGCGGCAATGTGGGCTGAGTTGTTGGAATCGGCGTAGAGGGCTGTGATGGGGCATTACCACCTCCGCCTACATCAGAATTATCAATGGAAGGCTGCCCAGCGCGAGGAGCGCCCGGTGCATGGCCAGAGCTACCGCCCAAAGCGCGACGATCACGTCCGAGATAACTAAGCGTGCGCACCAACGGACTCAGTTGAGCAAGGCTGTTTATTCCCTGAGCAAGCCGGTCGCCGGGGCCAATGACAGCATTTTCAATTGCTTGGTTATCGAGTTGCTGAGGAGCCTGCACAGCAGCACTACTGCCCCCACCGCCACCACCACTACGCGTCAGACTGCGAGTACCAGACTCACCGCCGGGGCGACCCGGATGGCTGCTAGGCCGACCACCGCCGCCACCACCGCTAGAGCTACTCCTGCTAGACCCACCACTCATACCGCCATTATTAGCGGCGCGGCCACCACCATCGCCAAGACTGCCTCCACGACGCAAGTTAACAATACCGCCACCTGCAAAAAGGGGCTGACCGCCAAACCCAGTCGGCATCGGACGACCGACAGAAGCATAATTAGCACGGATGCGGTTCTGCGCTTCCTGAAGCTCAGCTTCGCGCTCAGCTTCCATGTCTTCTTTACGAGCCTGCATTTGATCCTGCGCACGCATCTGGGCTTGACCGCCAAGACCAACGGCTCCAGCAGCGATGGGGGCACGAGCTTGTTGCATAAACTGCTGACGCACACCCTCGTCACGAAATACGTTTTTAGCGCCTTCAAACATTTGTGGGGCGTCGCCATACTGCCCAAGCGCAGACTGAGTCGGAGCAGAGGGGTTAGTCACACCAAAATTTCCCCCGCTGGGGAACTGACTAGCAGCGTTATTGGGAACAGCGACCGACGACATAGTTTGTCCCGCCTGACCGGGAACTTGCGTCATGCTGCTATTTGCAAGCGAAGTAGTAGGCGCTTGAGAACCTGCACCCGATCCAGCAAGACTGAGCTCTCCTGTAGGAACAGAAGGCTGGCCGCTGACTGCTGGGTTAGTCACATTAAACCCGGTGCCTGCAGAGCCACCAGACCCAGCCCCTTTCACCGCCGCACCAATATCAGGAGCACCTGTAGTGGCTGCTTGACCACTCGCACTACCAGCTTGACCAGCAGCTGAACCTGCTTCAGCAGCGCCACTCAGCGCGTTACCAATGCCACTGGCAGCGCCAGCTGTAAGACCAGAGTAAAGCCCACGCCGAAGCGGGTCATCCATGCCACGCAGTTCAGATTCTGCAGCGCCAAGTGCGCCAGCAGTAGCGCCAATAGCCAAGGCACTACCACCAAGCCCCAGACCTCCGGCAACCATCGGAGCCGCCAGCGGCGCAAACAAGAACGCTTCGGGCAGGCCCGTCTCAGGGTTCGTGGTCAGCTCCTGACCCATCATGTCGCGCGCCAGCGCATTGAGTCCGGCCACTTCGTCTGTTGAGACGTGCATCAGCGTGTTATCGCCGTTACGTCCTTTGGCTGCTAAGTCTTTGATGCCGCTCATGAGGAGACCTCAGTACCAGTTTGTCTGCATTGTATCAAGTCCGGTCGATTTCTAAATAGCTCAAGTAAAAGTCTACATCAGCTTGAGAGGACTCAACCGTTAAATTATCGCCCGCCTGCAAAACACAGGAAATTCCACTAAACGCATCCATCGTCGAGTTGACCGGAAGAAAGTGATTGCTCAACAGCGCGTAACCCGTCGCACCGCCCTCGGGGTAAATCCTTACATCCAGCAGCGTGCTTGCTGAGTTCGCATTGGTGATTCGCAGCGAGGTGAGGATCGCCGTGTTGGCGTCAGGCACCGTGTAGAGTGTCTCTTCAGTCGCGGCGACGGGGCTTTTGATTTGACGGAAATACTTATTAGCCATCGTTGGTCTCCGCTGAGAGGAACTTCGCGGTCAAAATTACAGATGGAATGGCTGGGCGGTCCGGGCTAGTTCGGGCAGGGTAGTATTCAAGCCCAACGTCTGTGTCGTTTGCCCACCAATTCATCTCAAGATACTCGTTAACTGGATCGTTAACAGTAAAGATTCCGGCAATCGCAGCGACCGCATGCCCCCAAACACCCGTACTTTTTCGTGGCGGCACGTCAAACCGAGTATTACTCAACGGGTAGTTAACTCCTGTGTTAACAGCCCACAGCTCAAATTCTTTTCTAGCGTTTGTTCGGTTTGTCACCTGACAACTGACGTTGATTTCATACTGACCGGGATAGTCAAAAAAGATTTGGCTGCCGTTTTCAACGCGAATGCCTGACCCAAAAATTGGTGTGTTGAGTCGTAGCGGGTTGGCCGCTGTAGTGCTGGGGTTAGATTGATCGGCGTTGTCCATAAACATCGCGTAGGGCAGCATCATACCAACGCTGTCTTGAAACCCACGCACATGCCCTGAAAACCCACCACCTGCACCAGCCCCACCACCGAGAGACCATGAAAGCGCGGTGACAGAGTTCTCACTCGTGACTGGCGTGTAGCTCGTGTTGAGCTGCAGCACGATCTGCTGGAGCGCTTCTTTTAGCTGGTTAAAGTCCTGCGCAGTGGGCTGCGACGTAGTAGCCGAAGCAGGCAGGCGGATGTTGATAATCTTACTCATCGGCGGCCATCCGGTTGCATGTCGATCCGGGCATCACCGTATTTCCAATAATCACCCAAGCTGCTACTGCGAATGCGAAGAGCAAGCTGACGACCACGAATGCGCGTGTCGATCCGCGAGGTGTTGGGCTGGACAGTGCCAATTACTTCTTTGACTGAGTCACTCAGCGGGTAATAGCGAGACTTAAGCCGAACGTCCAAGCTGCCTTCTATGAAGAAGTCAGGCACGAACCGACGCACGAACATCAGGCTATCACCCTGCCCAATGTCAAAATCTGCGGAAGTCACCGAGGCGACCAGCGGGTCGCCATCCGCATCGCGTCCAAACTCATGGTTGTACGTAAACCCACGCCGGTCTGTAGCAATCGGGTAGTCCAACGACCCACGGTCAACCCACGTTGTGCGCTCAAGCCGCCCGATCCACCACAACTTATCAATCACGTTGTAGCTCACATATCGGCAAGTCTCTGAATTACCAACAAAATCAGGCTCTGTGACTTTACTCTCATCGCCGTGCTGGATAGCTACCGTGCCACGCTGCCCCCGCGAGCAGTTCAAAAACCGCACGTCAGTCTTGCCATCGTAGTCGATTATCTCATCCTCGATCTTAATTGACCCAGTCAACGGAAACCCTGCGGTATTCTCCACCAGTATGTCTGTATCTTGCGCGGTGATGGCACCGTTGAGCTTAGTCGCCTCGATCTCTCGGGTAGGGTAGAACCACATGATCTCGTGATTCTCGCGGTCAAGCGCTGTGAAAATCTTGTCTTTTTGCTGGATGTTCAGCTCTTCAAAAACGTATCGCTGCACGGTGCAGGGCAGTACACCCGTACCGCCTTGGAAAACATAAAAAGCGTTCTCGCCCATCCAGTAGACGACGTTGTTATACGCCGCCCATGCACGAGAGCTGGCAATGCCAGACGAAGTACCGACCTGAGCAAAGCCGAATGTAAACGGCGGGCCGATAAACTGCATCGACTCAACCGCCTCGTCAGTCCAGATCAGTACCTGATTTTCTGTGTTTGCTGCAGCAATAATTTCTGTGCCCGCTGTCAACAGCTGACTACCTGCTGTATTGGTCGATGTAGGCGTCCAGTCTGTAAAGTTCTCCTGTTGCGACCAGCGAATCTGCAGTGCATCCAGCGGAGTAAGTGCGTTGTCATCACCGGGCTCGTTGCAGCCGAAGCACACCATGTGGCGGTCTTTAGTAACCAGTACGATATTGGTCTTATGCGGTGCCTGAGTAATCTGTGTCGCTCTCAGCGTAGGTGTTGTCGCATCCCAAATGTAAACCGCGCCGCCTCGCGGACTCAGGACCAAATCTTCGCCCCAGTTCTGCAAAGACCACAGACGCGGGTCAATCGCGATGCCCTCGTCTCTTGGCGTGCCCCAAGCATCTACGCTCCACTTACCAGCACCCCATCCATACTGATAAGCAGAGTCTGCCGGGCCGGGGTTTATCTGATATTCAACGTCAAAACTTCCGCCGCCTGACGCGACAGTAGATGTCGCAGCGGTAGTAACCGTAATCGTGTACGTATCCCCGTCAATGACAGTGACTTGATGCTCATCGTTAATCTCACCTGCAGGCACGCCGCCTACAGAGTCAGCGCCGGAGATCGTGACAAACGCACCGTCGTCCGCCCCGTGAGAAATGTCTGTAATTGTCAGCGTTGTGGACCCAGATGACGTGGAGACCGCATCAGTAAGAGAAGAAGTTGTCCGAATGGGGGTGATGTCAGTCACCTGACCGCCTGACTCAACATAAACCTTAGACTGCGTAGCAAACGCCGTGTAAATAGAGCCGTTCAATATGCGCCAGACGTAACTGGCACGGGGTGTGCCAACTAGCGGATCATCGAGGTACTTCTGCCAGCCGCCGATCTTTTCAGGCTTGCCGGAGCGAAACCGAATTTTATCCGAGTCTACCCAGTCACCCTCCTGCGTATAGGGGGTGTTTTCTTTGTTCACACCGGGTCGGAAATTCAGTTCCTGATAAGCCATATCAGCCTCCGCGACTGCATCGCAGCTTAGTCTTCGTCGCGCTCAATGCCAACGTCTTCGTCGTGCTCAAGGTGCAAGCGCGCGCTATTTTCTAAAGCCTTAGCTTCAACGTAGCGAGAGCCGTTATTGGTTGTGACCTCAAACAGCATGTCGTGATACCAAAACCTGTCACCAGCTTGCAGGCTACCTGCATCAATCTGGATCATCGTCAGCTCCTGTCAGTCTTTCTCGGCGCTCGCGCACCAGCGCGTCGTACTCACCACTCGGGTAGTTGTCATAATACCCAAGGTACTCAAGTCTGTCGCTCGCTGTGACAATTTTTTCTAGACTTTGTACGAAGATCATGCAGTACGGCTGGTCAATCTCGCTTTCCCAGTCATTGTCAGTTAAAAAGTCTAGCTCAGCGTCTTCTGCGCCATAATCAGGGTGAAACTCCATGCAGTGCAATTCGGGAAACGAGCGATTCAACCCTTCAACAAAGCTACTAAACGTATCAATATCAGGCATTGCGTAAGACGCAACAACTACTACGTCTTTGTTTAGAGCATCAAACGTAGCGCAGTGCATCATAGCCTCGGCGTAAATGTAGTCTGTCTCAACAACCAAGACTTTATTGTCTGCCCACGCCTTTCGCGCATACGGGCATGGTGGAAGACCATTTAGGTGCTCATTCGGCACCTCCAAAACTTCGCGGGACCAACGCCGCAGATCAGCTTCGATGCTCACCTGACAGGCCCACCATGTATCCATGCACGACAAACGCGGTCAGCAGCGCACTTGAACCCAAATAACTGACAATATCCAAGATCACCAGCCTCGACTGTACGGGCCCGATTTTCTTGCATGTGCGCAGCGCCTTCTTTTGGATAGTCCTCATCAAGACCAATGTGGTCTTTCATACACTGCATCATTTTTGGCGTTTGAATAAATGCAGCGCAGTTACCGCACCGAGAAGTTTTGGCTTCCTCTGGCGTTGTGCCCCACAGATCAGCAATGCCTTGCCAATAAGATTCGCTGGGGACGCTGGGGTTTAAAGGACCATAATCATATTCTTTGATGGCGATATTGCGGTTTTTTGTATTCAACTCTACATCCGTCACAGGTTTTGGGCAGGTTTCACCGTCTCTGTAACCACGCACTAACGCTTCACCAATTTTTTTGCCGCGTTCAACAGCCATTAGCTATCAATCCTTTTTCTTGCCGGACTTTTTACGACCAGCAATAACGTCACCACGCGTTATTTTGTTGCGCGGAGGCGTCATAGCCGCAAGTTTTTTTGCTTTGGCGACATGCTTTTGCTATTTGACTTGGTTTTTTTCTTAGCCATTACTTCTTACTCTTTTTCGAGCTGCTTTTCTTTTTCTTGCTCTTATCGTCTTTCCAACTAACCCGCTTTGAACTGGTCTTTTTCTTAGCCACTGATTTCTTGCACTGTGCTTTAGTGGGACGACACGCCGGGTAAGGGCGGTCGGAGTCCTTGGCAGACTTCCGCCCACAAGGCTTGCCCGTCTTGCAGTCAACCCAACCCTTACCGTCGTTCCGACTGAACCACTTGTGAAGTGAATCTTTAGCCATTGTTACTTCTTCTTTTTACTCTTTTTCTTGTCACCAGTGTTCCAGTTTTCCGCGCCTTTCTTGCGGCACTGGACAAGACGACCGCTCGCGTAAGCCGACGGCCAAACCGAAGAGTTTTTCTTTACCTTGTAGTAACAAGCGTCCTTCTTAGTCTTGGACTTTTTGCTCTTAGCCATCGCTACTTACCTTTCTGTGAAGCTTTATAGACGTTTAATTTTCTCAGCAGTCCCATTTTTTCCTAGACCAGTAATTTGCGCTAAATTTATCGTTCTTCCCCTTAATCCCACTGCTACGTGCGCAATAAGACTTTTTGCGGTCAGGCTGGTCTTTTTTAATACTCATTGTCGGACTGCCAAAATTAACCTTTTTGACCTTGTCGCCCTTTTTGGCAAGCACCGTAAACTTGCTAGACTTAGCACTGCTTTTCTTTGGTTTGTTATAGCCTGAAAAGGTTTCGCCTCGATATTTCAGCTTGCCGTTCTCGCGCTTTACATCTTTTGTGGTTGCCATTTTAGCCTTCCATCATCTCTGGGGTTAGCGTTAACCGCCCGACTTCACCGTGTTTGGCGTGATAGGTAATTACTTTAGCCTGCCTAGCAGATTTGTAGCCGTGGCGGCTAGCATACGCATCGCGCGCAGACAAAGTGCCGTGCTGCTCGACCGTCATTAACTCAGACTCTTTAACCAAATGGTGGTGCAAGTGGCCAACATGACAGTAGCTGTACTTAGTGCGTCCAAACAACTCGCGAAACTCAGCAGTCAGCGCCCGGTCGATCTGGTCAATCTTTTTTAAGTGTCCGTGGTGAAAGAAAAGCGACGTGTCGCCGTGCTCTATAGCATAGAAAGGGGCTGGAGAAATGTCTATACGCAGTCGAGACTGGCGACGGTATCGGTCGGCAAACTGCTCACGCAAATGTATTTCTGATACTGGATCGTGATTGCCTTCAGCCATAATCACGTCGACCGACGCGTACTTTTCCAGCAACATTTCAAT